ATGCGGAACCAAATGACGGCCGGCGATAACAGACTCAACCGTCTTGCGGTGGATCTCCTCGAACTTGATCCAATCGCCGTCGATCATGATTTCGATTCCGCCCATTGGTAGTGTGCTCCGCTGCTCATGAATGACCGTTTTCACGCTTCCATTTGCTCACAATAGCCTCATGGAAGTTTTGGTAATGGTTACGAATGAAGCTCATCACGGCCATGTCGCTCGGCTCTTCCGTAAAGATATCTCCGTTCGTTTCCGTGTTGCAAAAAGCAATCTGCTCTTCGCCGTGTCCCGTCTCGATAAAATGCTGAGAAAACTTGTTCCCGCAATTCCCGCAGACGGCCTCTGTGTTTTGTTCGATCATGTTTTCCCCAATTCTTAGTGGCATAGGAGTGCAAACCGATCCTCAATAAGTCCACTTGCCCCAGTCCCGCGACTCAGGGCCAGATCCCGCCTCGATAAATGCGACCACCTGAGCGAACGTCAATCCGTAACTCATACTGCGTGCCACCTTCCGATTGAGCAGTCTTCTCACGGCTTTCGCATCACTCAGTTTTTGGAAACCCATTCCCCAGGTGATTCCCCAGCCCAAATGCACATTGTGCGAGTGCCAACAGATGCACCAGCCATTGGACGGTGAATGCCTGCGAACCCAAAAGTAGCCTCGCAGGAATGGTTTCCATGATGGCACGCCGCGCGGTCCTGTCATCTTTACTGCTGCCACTTGTCCCTCACTTCCATCAACATCGAACTACAAGTCCACGTTTACTCTAACTCTGACCGCCGCTCTTTCATTCGTTCAGCCAGCCCGCACAAACTTGCGGCATTATCGACGATGGCATTCCTGATTTCTTCGCGGCCCCTGGTCTCTAATAGCTTCGCGACAAGCTCGCACAGTGCAGCAACTGCCAATACGAATCCAATGGCACAGAGACCGCCTGCCGTAAACCAAAACCCATTGAAAAACTGAACCATTGCCAACTCCAAAATCAAACGCGGACCAACATACCGATATCAAACACACTCAGGAAACCAGCCCCCGAATCGGAGTCACCTTTCCGGGCATTTCCTTGGGCCGACTTTGCGCAGGCCGGTCCCTGAGTGCTGCCTCCGAATGAGCAGAGCACACCACCACCGCTGTTACTTCCAATCAATCCACTTCTGCGCCTCTGCGTTTTGTTCCGCTTCCGGCCAGGTCCACGCGTAAATCAGACTACGCCGCACGATACGCCGTAGGTGTCTACGATGCTCGTTCCGCCGATGCCTGGCATTCTTGGCATCTCGTTTCTGTTTTCGATTCATTGCAGCTTCCCTATCGGAACGGAATTCCGCTGTTGCTATCGATCCTTGCTGATTGCCATCAGCACGCCTTTGCCGCCGTCAAATGTGAATCCGAGAATTTCATCTTTCACATATGGGCATAGCTTCGCCCCGGGCAACTGACCAATTACCCAGACGTATCGCCGAGCGAATGTGCTCTCCAACAGATCCACCTCATCCCGGGCCTCATCACACACCTGCAGAAACTCGCCTTTTGCTTCGCAGTCTTCGCAGTCGTGGTCATGCCCCATATCGCACTCACGATATCCAAGCCCGTCACACAGTTCGCATTCTTCTATTTTCTCCCAAAGTGCATTGCAGCCTTTAGGAGGTCCATCGACAGTAGGAACTGGGAGAACACCGGTGACGAACCGTTCCACGATCTCCGCAGACTTCTCAGGTGGCGTTCTGTGCTTTTCCTCAATATCCCACTTGCCGTCTACCTTAACCCAACAGGACACGCCTTCAGGCGGCTGAATGTCACCAAACGCCAGCAGCATCCGACCGTCTGAAATGAAAAGCCCGGTCCCGTCGTGATATGGCTTTGAGAACCTTCGAGACTCAGGATCACAGAGAAGCTGAGCCATCTTTTCAACGAGTGTGATTTCAGTTTCGACCATCGCTAAATCTCCAATGTTTTTCACGTTTCACACCAACAGAGCATACAAGTTCCGCTGCTCATTCCTCGAACTTCTGGACCACTTTCAACTCCCGATCCGAGCATGACGCATAGTACGCCAGAAACATTGCCTCTGACGCGATCTTCGCTGCCGGAAGCCTTCCAGCCGCCCCCTGACTCAGCCGGGCCTTCTGCAGTGTCTCATGCACACCGCAGAGGATTTGCCGCGATCGCTCGCAACCTTCCTTAAGCCGAACTGATGTCAACGCAACCAATGCTGTCTCGATCGCTCCAATCAGTTCCGCGACTTCCGGGCGGCATGTTGCAGCCAAGTGCATTTCCTTCACCTTCTCGACGGTTTTCTGGTGTCGTTTCTGCAGGTCGTTTTTCTCGGCTGTGATCTGCTCAATCTGCTTCTGGAGGTCACGAATCTCCAGAGTCATTACCGGACTTGGCGGCGCAACTGGCTGAAACTTTGGTTCATCAATCGGCCTCTCGGCCAAATATGATCGCTCTTGTACGCCCATGATTACCTCCAGTTAGCCATGATCCTGAATACCGAATCCACGTCGCATCACCTCACGACCGCCATCAAATACAACCGCATGGCCGAACTCTGATGAATTCTCTGGCTTTCGTTCCTCACGCCGCTCCCATGTGTATGACATTTCGAGCGTCTCCAAAGCATCGTGTCGGCAGTACGCACAGACCACGAACGAAGTGCCCAAAAGCACGATTGCTTCAACTCCACCACTGCCCTTGCACACTTGGCATTCAGTCATTGACCGGCCTTCCAAAATGCTCTACAGCTTTCGCGTAGATCTTTTTGATCGTGTCCCACGGAACAGCAATCTGCGACGTAAAAAACGCTTGTTCCTCATCGTCGTCGAAATCGTTGGGATCGTAGTCAGGATTCGGAATCTCCGTCTCAACGTGGAACTCGCCGATCAGCAGAGCTTTAGCCCCGTTCTCAGCGGTCAACTCCTTCGGCATCAAAACAAGTTCACTCATTTGAAATCCCCAATGTTTTCAGGAACAGCGGATGCAATTACCTCTGTTCATGAAACTGATTTCATGACCATCCGTCAGTCCCAAAGTCCGCCGCATTGATAACACACAGGATCCGCTGAAACTGGATGAATCTGCCTGTTCTCTTCTCTGTCTGACTCGCCGCAATTCGGGCACTCGTATTTGCCGAGCTTGACCTTCAACTCCCTGATTTCTCCGCACAGTCTTTCATTCGTTTCCCGGCTTCGCTTCAGCCAATTATCGCCAGTCTTCACTGCCTCACGAAGATCGCGGATCATTGCGTAGGCTGATTCCAGCGGATCGATTGGGCCTTTCTTCCTGGGTGGTGGCGGGCTTGTTGGTCTGCAAACTCCGGGGGCCATGTGCAGAGAATATGACTCTGCTGGCGGATCTTGTGGTCTGTTCGGCATCTGATTCCCCTCAATCAACAGCGGAGTCAAGTCCTCCGCATAAACCATATGAATTCCACCAATCACACCAAAGCCCGCCATGAGCAGCGGATGTTCTAATCCTCGTTTGCTGACCACCACCTGAGCAACCACTGAACCGCTTTCGACTTTCCAACCCCAAGCTTCTTCATTAGCCGTTTCAGAATCTTCTCATCCGCCGGGCTTATGCTCACAGGCACGATGATCGCTTTCATCCTGTCGGCTTTCTTCGGTTGACCCTTACCGCGTTTTTTTGCTGCTTTCTTCATGGGAATACTTTTAATAAAAGTATTCGTGAAAGTCAACAGTTAATGTTTTTTATTCGTTCCTTGTACAGTATTCGCTGACCCTTCTGTCCTTCTGTCCCGACCCAAAAGAGAAAGCCAAACCACCAGAGAAGAAAACTGACTGATACCCCCACCAGTGGAAAGAATGGACAGAAGGTATTAACAATAGTGTTTTTTAAAGTTTATATAGTCTTTTATGCTGTTTCTTGCTCTTACCTTCTGTCCCACATGTTCGGGACAGAAGCCCCTGTTTTTACCCTTCTGTCCCGCGCTGATGTGTAGGATTGTTCCGACATGTCTACACAGATGCGCGGGACAGAAGGTTTTGTCCGGGCTTTTGTCCCGAACAGTCTTGTACACTATGCAATCTGAGTTTCCGTTCTCTTGTAAATGACTCGCGGTCTTCCTGATGTTTCTTCGTTTGCAATCTCAATCCGGCCTTCCGCCTGCAGGCTCTCAGCAGCTGCTGTGAACTCACTCCCGCTAATCGATCGATACTCTCGCATCAGATCCCGGCGTGAAACGCTACCGAGCTTGAGCACAACCGATTCCAGAACATGCCGCGCCCGTGCCGCCTGAGAGTCAACAACGTTTTCCCGGATGAGACCGCATGCAACTCGCGCCAGCCAGTTCGCAAGCCGGATGCCCCAATCCATGTCTTGTTTTTCGATCAGAACAAACTGCCAATCGATTCTTCCGGGGTCGTCTTCAATTCTGGACGCTCGATGGATCAACGCCAGTTTCATTGCCCTAGCCGCGACTCGCCCCCAGATCGCTGCCCGGCTTTCGCTCTCGTGCTCCATTCGTTCGTCGATTGCGTCTGCGTGATGATCCCATCGCAGAAGACTTTCACCGGACATTTCCACGACTTCCGGAGCCGGCTTTTGCAAAAGCCCTGAAGTCGGCTCCCACTGAATCCACGACCGAACTGCGTTCGCAATCTTTTCCGGAACTGGCAAAGCTCGAGCCGTCTTTCGCTTCGGTCGATTCTGGACAGGCCAGAAAGCGATTCGACCGAAAAGCCCGTCCTGAATCTGTCTGCTGTCGATCGTCTCGAACATCTGGCCGGTCGTCAGTCCCAACAAAACCAGATGCGGCTGTTCGACTTGGTTCCGGATTCCGTCAGCATGTGCCGCGCCACCGTAGACTCCGGAAGACTTCGAGTAGAGTTTCAGAAGGTGCGTCCCGATCTGCTTTGCGTGCCCGTTGTTCGACTTCCGATCAATGATCGCTTCGAGCGTTTTCCCGAACTCATCGCAGATCCAGATTCCGCAGGGGATCTCGTGGACGGCTTTCAGCAGCCCGTTGCCACTCTGGACGTCTGGCGGAAGAATCGGAGTGAATCCAGACGCCTGCAGAATCTTTGAGATGACAGTTTCGCAGGCTTCCTTCCCGGATGCTGTTGGAGCCATTACTACGTTGTAGTCGTTGGTCCGCATGTCCGTGTGACTTGCGATCCGGCGGCCAAAGATCGTTTCACAGAGACTGACAGCGACCGCCAACCCCATAACGCAGCTGGTGCGGTGGGACGTCTGGCAGTAATAGTCGAACACCTCCCGCAGCAGTCCAGATTCTGGAACCGAGTCCGCACAAAACTTTTCGTCGTCGAAATCCTCCCCGCGTTCCTCTCCCAGAAGCTTCGACAAATCGACGTCCGGGTAATGAACTGGTATCATTGGCCGATTTGGCTTTGATTCTCTGGCTGTTCCGTTCCGGCCTGACGAACTGATTGCCGACTTCATCTCACTGTCTGGCAATGGCTTTGCGTTTCTGGAATTCCAGTCGCGGACAAAATCCAGAATTCTATCCTCGGTCAGAGTCTCGCCATCATGCTCAAAACTTCTGAGATGGCCAGCCAGTTTGAACGCACATTGATTGCGTTCACCTTCACCGGCCTGCGGAACTGACTGAAGGTACGAAAGCACCCTCGTTTCAAGCGTCGATTTTCCGAAAGGAATGACTGGCATCTGAACCGCCGCTTGTGCGTTTTTCTTTTCGGTCGAAAGAAATTTTTCGCAAAGCCAATTCACTGCCGCTTGACCGTCTCCAATTTCGTCCTGGCCGTTGTAGATGTCTCCGGTAATCGTCCAGAATCGTCGGTTGTCGTAGCATTCGATTTGCCATCCGTCGCCCTTGTGCAGACATCGAGCCCAGGCAGGCTTTCTGGCGCGAGTGATCAGCTTTATCCCGTTTCCGGACGGGCTGACTTCGGCAAATGCAATCCCGTCAAACCTGCAAAGAATCTCAAGACACCAAGGCATGATTCCTTGATCATCAATGCAGTTGTCAAGATCGATGCCAGTCCACGGTTCTGACAACTCAAAAGCCAAGCCACCGTGAAACTGACTCGCATCCTCAGCAGTCTCAAATGTTGTCCAGGTTGATTGGTCGTTTGACTTTGCTGCCTTGCCGTCAATCTGGCAAGGGATCTTTGTGTCTCCGACAAGCTTCCAGCAATGCCACTGGCTGACGGCCTTGAGTTCTTCCGGAGTCCGTTCGTACATCGATTCAATTCCCTCTACTCCAGAACGCCCGCTGAACTACTGATTCGTGGATTCGTCTTCGTTCACATCCGCACGACTTAGGTGCCTGATATCGCCAACGTTTCGTTTTTACCGACCATTCTTTCCCGCACTTGCATCGCAAAAGACACTCACCGCCTGAATGTTGCAACAACTCAACGTCACCCTGTGTTTTCAAAAGCGGTTTCAAAATGGGACGTCCTCGCCAATGCCGCTGAACTCACCAAAAGACTCTTCTTCCGTCTCTTCTTCCCACTCGTCTGGGATCTCATCTGAGAATTCACACGACTGAATGCGGAAGTATTTGCCTTCCTTCGTCGTCGTGATCTGGGACGACATCCGGCAGGCTCCACGATTCAAAAGACTGACGGCTTCCTCAACAGTGTCCGGGACGTCGGCTGCCGATCTGTTCTGCCACCATCCGATGGCCTTCATTCGCGCGAAGCCTTCGTGTTCAATGCAAACCCACTCACTGATTTTTGTTGTGAGCAATCCGCCCTCTGATTCAATCAATCGGCACTCGTAATCAATTCGCAGAGTCGGAGGTGCGTCGTTGTCACCTCGCTTGATGTGCTTCCAGTACGACACGCTTACCACCGTCCAGACTTCCGGCGGGATCTGGCCAGTCAGTTGCGAAGATCCGTCTGACGTTCCTTCAACATTGACTGGGAACATGTAGCCGCATTCGCATTCACGAGTGTTCGCCGCGACATCAATCCCGCAGGCCGGACACGGTTTCCCGCGTCCGTTCATGGCAGCTCGTGCCGCCTGTCCGCGTTTTGCTTCGGACGCGCGGCCAAAGTTCGCGTCGTCGATACTTCCGTGCCGCTTAATGTTTTCGCCAAAGTCCAGAATCAGTGTGTTGACTTTTGACGGATGCAAGCGGAGCCCGCGGCCAACCATCTGACAGAACAGCCCAGGGGACATCGTAGCACGCATGATCGCAATCGCATCGACGCACTTCGCATTGAATCCAGTCGTCAGAACGTCGCAGTTGACCAACCAGCGAAGCTCCTGAGATTTGAACGCGGCCAACAATCCGGCTCGCTCAATTGGCAGCGTCTCGCCAGTGACCAGCCCAACCCGGTCGCCAGTCGTCTTTTCGATAAACGCCGCTACGTCTTCAGCGTGTCTGACTCCGGATGCAAAAATTAGGATCGACTTTCGATCGCTGCACTTTTGGATTGTTTCCAGACAGGCAGCGTCAACGTTGTCGACGAAAACGGCTTGCATGTCTGATTCAATGAACTCCCCGCCTCGCAGCTTTATCCCTTCAGTGTTCACTTCAGCGTCTGCGGGTTTGTTCGTGATCGGGCACAAAAAACCCTCTTCGATCAATCGCCCCGTCTGTGCCTCGTAGACGATACGCTGAAACAATTTCGACCGTCCGCACAATGGCCCCTCACCAGTACGGAAGGGTGTCGCCGTCAATCCGGTCACACGCATCCTCGGATTGTTCAGCTTCAGTTCTAGCAGGAACTGACCATACATTGTTTCGTCGTTCTCGCTGACCAAATGAGCTTCGTCAATAATGACTAAATGACGGTCCCCGATATCCAACGCCTTGCGATAAATCGACTGAATCCCCGCCAGCAAAACGTCATGTTCTGTCTGGCGAGATTTCAGCCCAGCCGAATAAATCCCCACGCTGATTCCAGGCATCAATTCCCGGAGTTCGGCCGCGTTCTGCTCAATCAGTTCTTTTCGATGCTGAAGAACAATCACACGGCCATTGAACTTTCGGGCCTGCTCAATCAGCATCGCAATTACCAAAGACTTACCGGCCCCGGTAGGAAGCACAATCAGGCCATTGCCTTCATTGTTTGCCATGTAGTGCCAGACGGCCGCGTTTGCCGCTGATTGGTAATAGCGTGGTGTCAGCATCAGACTGAGTTCCTTACAACCAAACGCATATCGATTGCCAACTTCTTCAATCCCTCGTCAAGATGAACACCCCATGCCGGATTGCCAGAGTTGACGACGGCCTCACGAGCGGCCTCACGAACCACATGAAGCACACAATCAAGTTTGTCGAGTTCAGGAGCAGCCAACGCCAACTTCCGGGCCTCTTCGGCCTCACGTTCCTGACGTCTCTTCTCAGCCGCTTCGGCTTCTACCTTGACTCGCAGTTCTTCGTTGTGGCGGTTAATGGCTTCCTGCTGACGTCGCATCTCAGCCCGTTCGGCTTCCATTGCTTCACGTTCAATACGAATCTTTTCGATTTCTGCAGCTCGCTCAGCGTCCTGTTGCTGTCGCTGAATTCGCAGTTCTTCCTGACGCAATGCCAACTCATCAGCCTGCCGCTTCAGTTCGGCCTTTGCCTCTTCAGCAATCCTGCTTTCCCTCGCAAAGTAAAACTCGAAGTCGGTCGCATCCATCGCAGCAACGGCTGCCAGATCGCTCACGACAACACCAGCCTCGGTCAATCGCTTGACTCGCTCATTCAGAACCGATGCCTTCTCAGCGTCCTTTGCGGCCTTCTCTTTGCGTTTGGCTTCTTCGTGTGTTTCTCGCTCGCCTTCAAGTCGGGATTCAACTTTGCTGATTCGCTCAGTCAGTGTTTTGGCTGTCGCGTTCACTGTCCGCTGGTAGCTCAAAGCCCCTTCGTTGAGTTCCTTGCGTTTCTTGTCCAGGTCAATACGAAGCCGTTTGACGGCCTTGTGAGCTTCTTCGACCTTGCCGATTCCGTCCTCAGCGACTGTCAGGTTTGCGTAGCTCAACACTTGATCAACCATCGGCTCAAACGATTGCAGGGCAATCAACGCCTGCTCAGTCAGTGACTGCGGTTGCGATTCGATAATGTTCATATCTCTGCTTTCAATTTTTCAAACTGGTAAACAAATTCCGCTGGAGCTGCGTACCACGCGCAGCAGTAGTTCTCGGAGGCAAATTTTGTTAAGTTCAACTGACCGGCCAAATACTTGTTGAGCGATGCAAACTCTTGAGCACCGTGCAAAATGTCAGCGGTGTGAACTCGTGTTGTGTCGGTCCATTTCAAGCCGAGTTTTGCTTTCAAAACCGCGTCGGCTTCTTCCTGCTTCTTCCGGGTAAATTCACACTTGAACTCACGAGGAATTTCACCGCTCAGAATCTCGTGAGCGTCGTGGACCAACGCCCATATCTGCTCCTGCGGTGATAGGTCTTTGCAGAGATGCCAGACGTGTACCGAGTGCCGCAGCACTGTGCTTTCCGGATGTTGACCCCCAAAACGATAAAGCCTTTGGAGACAATCCGCAGTCCATTGCGGATCTGCAATCACACGATCAGACCACTGTTCCACGTCGGTGACAAAACCCATCGCAAAACCTCGATAAAAACAGCCCGGCCATCGACCGGGCTTCGTGCAAAAAACGACAGACTACCAGGGCGATTTTGCTGGCGCGGCTTCTGGCTCGAATGCCTGCTCTACGAGATTCGTCGCTGGCTGTTGCGGGGCAGTTTGCTGTATCAAACGAGCCTTGTAGCCTTTGATCTCGTTCCGAGGATTGCCGTTCTGATCCTTGCCCACTGCCACCTTGATCATCAGCGGCTTGTTGTGCAGTTCCTCGCTCACCTTTGGGTCAGGAACGTTGACAGCAACGCACACAGCCTTCAGTTGTGACCGGCCAATCTGTTCCGCCTGCTGCGATTTGTTCTTGACGTTCAAACCGTCGAACAGAGTTCGGTTTTGATACTTACCGGACAGAATCTGAAGAGTCAGATTCAACCGCTGTCCGCTGCCGTCTTTCGTCGGCTTCATTTCTGACTTTGTGATGACGGCCGGATACTCACCTGGCTCAATCACCTGAAAGTCATTCGCTTTAACGTCCTTCAACCCCAAATCACCGAGACTTGCCATAACTCACTTCTCCACTCAAAAAGATGAAACTCAAACACCACTCACAAACTGTGATCACTTCGGCCAATAGCTCTGATAAGCCGCCCAACTGAATTCAATTTCCGGGGGCATCGCCAGTCGGTTCTTTGCCCTGACTGCTGCCGTCTCCTGAGTTCGCACGTATCGCTCATTGAGATCAATCGCAACGTTTCGCTCTCGATTGAATCCCTGATCCTCTTTGCGGACCGCAACGCGATAAGACGCGAATAACAATTCATCCGTCCATTCAGCCCACATAGCACTTGCCGCATCGTGCATCGCAGGCTGGTAACGGTCGTAACTGTCTTGGTCTGGGCTCTCAAAACGTTTGACCGCAGCATGAGCGAGCAACACAATTGCCATTTTGCGTTCGCTTCGGCAGTGCTCCAAAGCCAGCATGACCTTGTCCCAATATCGCAAAGCCTGCTTGTAACCAGCTCCGTAGCCGATGTCCGCAATGGAATCCTTCCCGGCCGCTGTTGCCACCTCGTGATGAATCAGCGATTCCAGCCAATCCATCGAGTCAATCACCACAGTGAAAAACTCATGCTTCTGCGTTCCGATCCACAACAGCGCTTCCATCACCTGACCAAACGTTGTCAGATGCGGAGTTCGTTGGCAGTCGATGTTGTTGAGTCCATCCTCAAGGTTGACGATCACAGCACCGGGAGCACCCGCCGCCCATGTGCTTTTCCCGATGCCATGCGTGCCGTACAGCATGCACTTTCTTGGAGCCTTTGTTTTTCCGCTCAGGATCTTCATTTCTTCCTCTTCTTCTTCTTTCTCAAACCAGTTTCCAAAATCACCACACCAAACACTGCTTCCATCAATTTTTTCTTCAGGTTGTAGACTGGCGTTTTCATGCCCTTCACGTCTTCGACAACCTCTTTGCCGTTCTCGATGTAGACAAAGTCCGCGACGTATCGGCAGACCTTCTTTCCGTTTACTGTGATCTGATACGGAACCTGCAAACGCAGGTCTGCGATTAGACCGGCCGACTGAATCACCTTCAGCACGCCGTAACGTGTTGCTTCTGCTTGTGAGTCAAACGTGATCCCGTCAACGACTGTCTTTTTTGCGCCGTATTTGTTCCGCGAGATCACGCTCATACCTTTCGTTTGCAGGTCGCTTCATGCGTTCTTGTTCAGCAAGTCCGCCCGGTCCCCAGATCTCTTCTAACGTTGGATCTGATGTCAGTGGCTTGTGTCACGTTGGCATGTGAAGCCGCTTAGAGTTTTTTTTTGCCATCTCTCGCGATCGCCTCCGCAATTTCTCTGCGATGAACGGGAACATCCTTTGGCGCTTCGATACCTAGCCGAACTTTGTCGCCTCGTATCTCCACGATCTTCACGACGATTGAATCACCGATCAGAATGTCTTCTTCAGTTTTCCGGCTGAGCACTAAAATGGCACACCTCCATGATTAAATAGAAAACCTGCGAACAGTCCCGACGTGACTGCTAAAAACGCCGGACCGCATGTGACTGTTCGCAGGAGTACAAATCAGAGCCTGACCAGCCTTAATGGCTTGCGGGGGCCAGCCGTCGTCATCCAAGTCGATAGGCCAGGCTCTGAGGGAGATACAAAAATTGATTGGGCAGGAATCACACCTGCTTAACTGGTTCCAGCCGGACAAGTCACGGCATACACCCCTCTAGTGATTGCTACGTAAGCGGCCCGAAAGCTGCGAAGAAACTCAATCACTGCCAGTCTTAGGGTCATCAGCGTGTCACTGTCCACGCCGCCAATCAACGCCCGTCTCTCCGAGCTGTCAAGCCGATGTCTTTTGATCCGAGATGGCAATCCGGCTTCCCCGCCCACTTCGCAAAATCCGGTGCCCCCTTGAGCTGACCGGTTAGTGATTCAAATTTCATCAAACGCTGGGTCGGCAGATGGGGCCACGGTCGTTGCTGGCTTCACAGGAAACGACAGGTAAACAGGTCGCACAACCGGCTCTGCGCGATATGCCTCGTCAGTGTCCATTACGACAAACAGTGTTCCGGGCGATTCCTTAGCCTTGTCGTGTGCAGCGTCTCTCGCTTTGTACTTGTCCTCGTATGACCAGAAATTGACGATCAGGCCAGCGTCACGAATCTCAACAACAGCACCGAATCTTGTTTCGTTACTCACAGTTCACCTCAATAACAGTTAATAAGTCCTTCCGTACTTCTCGCGAATCTCACGCTCGATTCGCTTTCGCTCTTTACGCTCTGCGGCAACCTCCGCAGCGCCAGCCGCAAAGATTCCGAGCATTGCAAGCACCATGAATGCAAAACAGTTATTGAGCATTTGCCAGTCTCCGTTTCTGTGCCGCCGCAACATGTGCAGCCTGCGCTTTTTTTATCCGTTCTCTTGCCATCTCACGACGCAGGCAACCGCATGATTTCGTTCCGCCGCTTTGAATGCGTGATCGATGAGTGTCGACAATCTCTCCGCACGAGCATCGACATCGCCAAACCTGATACCCGCCTGCGTTGTCCCATTGGGAGACTGTAAACATGTAGCGGATCACGGTTAGCCGAGATCCTGCTGGCGGGATCGGTGGTGTCCGCTTTTGCGGTCTGCCAATGTTTGCTGTCATGGCTGCTCCTTCGCTGAAAACGTCATCGCTGATTTTCCGGTCACTTCGCACGCTCTCTCTCCGCACTCAACCGCCTTGCCAATCTCAACCAGTTCGTGCAATCTCTTGCGATACGACTCGGCCAACTTGCCATACTGACGCACGCACTCGGATGCGATCTCATTGGCTGTTAGTGGTGACAATGCACGACCAAGAACAACCATGCAGCATGATTGCAGGCCGGTCAGTTGTGGTTCTGTTTCCGCCGCTGACTTCTGCGAAGTGATCGGGTCGGATTTGCGGCTGATGCGGGCGGGGGTGTCTGTGAAGAGGAGGAGTTGGGTCACGCTTCCTCCAGTCGCTTCAGAAGTGTTCATTTTGCACACCTCCGTGCTGCTCCGCGGATCGCAGATCAACACCACGTTGCACGAAAAAAGGCCCGTCGAACTGGTGCAAGCAGTTTAACGAGCCTTTGAATATCCGGTTGCCCGGTCTATTTTGTTTTTGACGTCGCTTGCACCAACGTGCGGACAGTCTTGCGGCAATTAAAAACTTTGTCAACAGATCTTCAAAATATTTTTCGATGACAATTGCATGATAAAAACACCAATCTCATTTCGCAGCGTCATCGTGTGTCCGATTACAACGGCTTATTCTGTGTCACATTACGTACCGGCCTTGGAGATCCTGACCGCAGCAATGGACAGGGTAAGAGTTCCGCAGTCGTTTGGCGCTGCTCAGTCGTCTGAAGATAGCCTTCTGTCGGCATACCGCCGTCTGGATCCGTCCGCACAAGGACTGGTGAGCATGACGGCGGAACGGCTCGCAGCTGGTTGAAACGCAAATAAAAAAGGCCACCCATTTCTGAGCGGCCCTTTTGTGCCTTTTAGCGGTCGACTGTCATCCCTCTCTGACTGTAGGGGAGACCAACAGCTCATTTTTAACTTCGTGTTGAGTCACGCCCGCGTCTGGTTTGTGTCGTTCGCGTCGACGCGGGAACTCTATTGCCTTACGTGTAGCTTGTCAATATGCACTTAATGGATTATTGAGAAGATTTTTGAAAATCGTGTTTTTGCCTTGTAAAACGCAGCGAGCCAACCCGATCGAGTTGGCCCTTCCCAGACTGCGTTGGTGAGTCGCGTTATTTATCCACTCGACTCCGGGCCGTAACTATGCTTCATCATGTTTCGATAAATCTTTGCAGCCTCTTCGCCGACCCACCTGCAAAGCGTCTGAAGGTCCGCATCAGCAACCGCGTTCCGTGATGGCTTCCATCCTCGAGACTGCCGACCTTCGACACCTTTCATTCCGACGCACAGTGACTGAGTTCCTTCCGAATCCCGCCAGGTGAATGTGCTACCCTTCCACGCTCGCCACAAACGTAAATCAACGGAAGGATGCCAGCCCTGAGCACATCGCTCCAGCGTTCCCAACACAGCCCGCGTCATGCCCGTTCGACAAAGGCTCGCGTGATGCTCGGACTGGTGATTGTGCCGATATAATTTGTGCCGCAAGTAGTAATATTTCGCCCCGAATTCGCCGACAAGATCTGCCCGCTGAAGTCGGCCGACCATCGTCGACAGATAGTGCGGCGCGTAGTAATCGTCATCCTCCACGACGAAAATGCACTCGCCATGAATGTGAGGAATCGCCGCCCTCAAATTCCTGCAGAGCGAATGATGTGGCATTGGGCGTTCTCGAAGGTACTGCTGCCCCATTGTGCAGATAGTGGGCTTAGCTCCATCATCGACAACGATCCACTGAATCTGGCCCGTGTACGTTTGCTGGTTCATCCATTGTTCGCACAACGCAAACGCTTCCGGCCTGTCTCCCGTTGGCGTGATAACGGTGATTTTTGGCGGATTCCACGGACCTGCTTGCGTCCAGTCTTTCGCTACCCGATTCGCCGTCAGTTGTCGACTGGCATAGATTGCCGCTGTGTCGCCAGTATGCTGCACCAGCGAGGGATTGTGAGTCAGGACGGGAATATCCTTTTCTGCACAGGCCCGGTGAACCAACTGATCGACGCAATCCGTTTTTTGCCAGTTCGCCCACTGCGAAGCCTGAGTGATGGCCTGCAGTGTTGAGCGTCGCATAAGCAACGCAAGCGAGCCAATTAAAGGCAATCGAATCTTCGACCATTGCGGCTTTTCTTGCTGTCGAGTTCCTGACGTGTAGAGGGAAAGCACCTCGTTTGTCAGGTCGAACGTTCGGACATAATCCGCAGCGTGCGACGATACTGCGATGTCGTCCTCGCACAGTAGGCACCATTCCGCATCCGTCGTCGCAAGCAAATCGAGACACATGGCCTTGAATGATTCAATTGGACCTTTTTTCGTCGGCCACACAACATCGCCAGTTACGCCCGAGTCAGGTTCGCAATATGTCTTCACGACCGGAAACCCGGCATTGACAATACTCTGAATTGTTTCTTGCCAACGTGGGGTGATTCGCTTTGCAATCCTGACTGCAACCTGAACCGTTGTGACGAATTTTAGCGGGTAGTTGACAACGGCAGCAGCAACCACTTTTGGAGCTGCAACAACCGGAGAAATCAGCAACGATATTGCTTCACGCCTGCGCGTGTTCTTTTCTCGCCACCACGAAGGCCACGGAAACTGTGACGACAGATGTTTTACGATTGCGTCGTGGTCGTGCGTCTTGTGCGTGTTAAGCTTTGTCAGGTATCCGAGGCAATCCGGACAGCCCAGCTTGCGGCCTATTTCTTGCTCAATGATTTCACGTATTTGCGTGCCGACTGTCGACACTTCTGGTTTCGCCGATCGTCTTTTCTTCGCGTTGACGGCCTGCACGATCTCTGCAGCATAGGCAAGCTTTTCCGCAGGGGTCATTGTGAGCGTCGATCTCATTCCTTGCCCTTGTTTTCCTCAATTGTCTTCTTCGCCTTTTCGATTTCGTGTTCCATCGCCTGTTCGGCTTTCTCTTGTTCACTCTTCAAAAATCCGGCCGTCATTGCTGGCTTGAACATTGTGACCAAAACCGCGATCGCTAACGCCACACACACAAGCATGATTTCACGCATGGACTCACCCCGTTATTACAACCGAGATTGATCCGCCACCGCTACAGACTATCGTGTAGACCAAAATTAGCGGATCAGGAGGGCAGGAAGAGGACGTCATCGTTGTTGCCCCGCCGCCGATGCAAATCGCAACACTGTCGCTATCGCGAATAATCGAGATCGAAGTTTCGCATTCTCCGAACAGGCACTGAAAACTGTAACCGTCGTAGGACCCCTCCACACGATACAGAAACGTCGTTTGCCCATCTTCCTCCGGGTCTAATTCGTTCGCGGCCTGAACTGTAACGCCAATTCCCGGAAAACTCACATCAACAAGCCACGGATAAATTGTGCCTTCAGGACACGGATCGCAGGTTATCCCATCATCGCAGCAACATTTCAAATACTCAGGAGGTCCAAACAGCCCGCCCATTTTGGAAGCTCCTTAGGCTGGACACTCTTCGCAGAGAATTTCTTCGCATTCTTTTCCGACAAAAACAATTGGCGTTTTCCCCTTTAACACTGGCGGCCCATCGGGGGCACAGCAATCCCATCGTTCTTTAAACTGCACAATGTGTTCCTGCATCCCGCGAACAGACCATGTTTGCGATGATGAGCCGGAGCCAGAACCAGACGCTGGCGGTTCAGAACCTTGCATTTTCGTCACCACGCAATCAGAACCAGCACGCAGCGGAATCAATATGGATGTCGGGTCGTAAGCCGTGACAGAAATTCCGATACCAGTGACACGAGGATTCGGATATTCCAACGTAAGTTCACATCCTGACGTCCCAGCCCCACTGACATTTCCGCACGGATCACACGTCGTTCCGCTCCCAGACGCTTCCTCTATGCCGTCCAGCGTGCCGAGTTCGACCGTATACCATCCGCATCCAAGCGACGCTGTGACCAACCCCCAGCGACTGCCACCTGCACCGCTGCCGACAAACCGGCCGATCAATGCCCGGTCATCTGTTGTTTCGTTGGCCCGATGATGCCCGTAAACGACGAACGGCCCTGAGCCTTCTTCAATTTCCCATGAATCCACGATTGGGAGATACTCTGCTCCCGGCTCGCTTGGATCACTTCCAAGCATGATCACAACGCCGAACCGAAACGCCCATCCTACTCCGGGGTCCGTTGACGACGGAACCGCAATCGGAAACTGAGAATTGAAAAGAAATTCGCCCGTCGTGGTCGTAGGCTTTTCAACGTCGATCGCAGTGACGTTGTGAATGTTTCGCGTTCCCGTAACTCTCATGCAGGCATATGGCGGAATGACCTCGTCTCCAGTGTTGTAGACGAATACGCGGTGAGGAGATGGCTCGTCAATCGTTCTGCGTTGATGGTAGTTCTTCGTTTGCTGTGATGGCAATTGCAGCTGCGACAAGTACCACTGGTACATGTCCCGCATTTTTTCCACAGGCAGAACGCCGATTGGCTCCATTATGCGACTCTCTTGATTAACGTGACCTGAACAGGAGTTGACGCTGTGTCAGAATCAAGATACGTCGATGCCAATGTTCCAACGATTGGAAGATAAGCCACCTCACCGGGCGGAACGTCGAACCATTTTACGAAGGATCCGCCCGAGTCACCGCCGACAGAAATGATTGCTGTGGCGTGCAGGTTTTCAATCCGACATGCCGCACTGTCAGTGACGTCACCGGCTGCGATGACCTCGTGAGTCGTTCCGACAACCTGCACGTTTTGCGTTTTCAATTCCGATGTCGTCGTTTTTTCCACGACTTTCATAGGGGGATTGTCAACCACCACGCTGCTGCGTGAAAATTGAAGTTGCGATGTAAACTTGAATGAGTTCGACATTACAAAAGCCCCAATGCTGAATATGGCAATGCGTTATAGATCTGCGTGTATTTCCAGATAGCCGCGTTTGGGTCTGTCTCTTGCGTTCCGTTCAGCTTAAGCAAAACTGGCTTCGTTACTTCCTGCCCGTTTACATCACGCGCCCGCACTGGCAACACACTGGCATCCGGAGTTGCAGAACCGTTGATCAACAGCCCCTCGTGACGCCAACGCTTGTACCACGCCTGAGCAGACGTCGCACCCATCAAAGGCAGGCGAAACTGAATTCGTGCTGTCACGTCCCATTGCTCGAGAGGCAGGCCAAACTTGAATTGATTCTTGGCAGAGTAGCCGACGATTCGTGCCGTACCTGGTGGCCATCCGAGAAACGTGTCCGAGTTCGTCGCGTGCCGATAGGCTGCAATAGCGTAGGCATTGAAGGTAAAGAACTTGCGGCGAATGACTGCGACGGGGTCTGATATCTCCATCGTTAGCCCTTCGACCTGCTCTTTGCAAGCCGTGACAATCGCCTCTCCGTCATAGTCGCGGTCAATTGGTTCCGTTGATGTTGAGTCCGACCATTCGATGTCAACGGTTGCGTCAAATCGTTGCCCCTCGTAATTCAGCGTTACGATTGACGATATCGGCCCGACTTTTTCGACCGACTTTGTTTTCAAAAATGAATCAACCGTTGGAGCGTATCGCGATCTGTACGCCGGAAGCAACGACGTTTCCTTGATAACTTCCGCATTATCGTCGACAGCATGAGTGACAAAATATGCCGATGTGTGGCTGTATGTCGTCGCAAAGTTATCGTATTTTTCGGATGTTCCTGTACCGCCTTCGCGGCTCCACATTTGTGTCGCGTCAAGAACTGCCATCAGACAATTGCCTCCATCTGCATCGTGTTGGCGGTGTTCTGGCGAACGTCATCCCAGACCTTCATTTGATCTCGATCGAGCTGCACGAGGATTTTTGCCTTTGGCGGTTTCGGTGGTGGCGGATCTTTGAGCAGCCGAATGATTTCCTGCATCTGATCCGGCAGCCGCATTCCCGGGCCGCGCGTCAGCAATCGCCCTTCAGTGACCGGCGTTCCCTGCATCAGAACGGACGGCCTCATTTTCAGGTCAATGCTGCTTGCCGCGTTCTGCACTTCGGTGGAAAGCGTAGAGCCGACGCCCAGCATTCTGTCACGCATCTTGTTTGAGAACTCTTCGCCGAGACGCCCGCCAACAGCCCCGATTTTTTCAGCAAGATCCTTTTCCCGTTGAGTCAACTGGCGTTCGGCGATCTCTGGCAGTGATGTCAGTTGAGATTTGAAGCCATCGAGCAGGCTGATACTTGCCGCCTCCCCCAGCCCTTTCATCAGCCCATCGATTCCGCCTTCACCTCCGGACGCAATGAACGCAAAGATCTGGTAAACTGTTTCGCCGATGATTCGCCCGGCGTTTGTGATGATCGTTATCACGCCGTTGAATGCGTCTTGAATCAGGTTGATGAAGTTTTCGCCGAACCACGTCACATAGGCCGGAATGGTCTGCGTGAAGGCGTGCATGACCACCTTGGAAATGGTGATCATCGCCAGTTCGGCCGCCGCTTTTGCTATCTCCCAGACGCTTCCAAGATTCGTGACGATGACTTCCATAAAGGTAAACGCACCCACAATCACATTGATTGCCGCAACGATTTTTTCTTTCACCCAGTCCATCACCGGGCCAATGTTCTCCAGAATCTTTGTGGCGTAATCGACCGCCGGAACAAGCAACGAATCAAGTGACGTCGCTAACTGCTGAAGCCCTGCATTGATCAGCACACGAATCGGGGCAATGATTTTGCCGATCGATTCCATGAGCGTTGACATTGCGGAATCCGCACGACGGCCCGAGCCTGCAACAGTGCCCATGTCTTTTGACTGTTGGGCGAGCCCCTGATTGGCAATCGCCATAACGGCCGCAAGTCGCTCCTGATTCGTCCGCATGTACATGATTTGCGGGTTGACAGCGTAAAATGCGTCGAAGTTCCCTTCGAGGGCTGATTTCAAATCGCCCATTGACGCGGCTGCATCTTTGCCCATTGCGTTGCCGAGCCCGATAGCGGCCTTGGCTGCATCATCCATTTTGCCGGTTGCAAACCCCATCCCTGACGCCTGCTGCATCAGTGCAATGGCCGCATTGTCAGAAACGCCGGTCATCTTCTCGATTGACTTAGCGACGTCCTGCATTCCCTTTGATGCTTCGGCTGCTCCGCGAATCTGCAACGCGGAGTTCAGCCTCTTGACCGACTCTGTCTGTGCGTCATAGGCTGCGTTGATTCGGTTGAGCCCGCCTAATGCCGCCAGTGCTGCCTTTACAGCAACATAGACCGTTGTTAGTGCTCCTGTGACGGCTGCCAGTCGTTGCGTAGACTTTCCGACCGAGTCAGTCTTTTGCTCAAGACGCTGGAGAGATTTTTCGACGGCGGTCATTGCAGGCTGTGCCTGATTCTTTCCGCCGATGACAAAATCGATGCCGTTGCTCACAAATTCCGCCTTTTGTCTCGTTCGCTTTCGACTCGATACTCTTCACTTCGCAGGATGCTTCTCAGCTCGAACCACCACGCCGACTGATCAAGAATTCCACCGACAACCGGCAAATGGTGTTCACTTGCTGTTATGATCTGAATATCACTGTTGAGTTCCGGCCCTATAAACTTCATCGGGCATTGATTGACCTCAAACCATCCGTCATCGCAGTGCTTACAGTCTTTGCCTTCACCGCCGCATTCCGGACACTCAATCTCTGCGGGCTGTTCTGGCGTTACGATTTCCCGGCATCGGCCTACGCAGGACTTACAGAGTTCACCGCATCGCACGAGGGCTGCGACTCGGATTTTTTTTTATCGTCGGTAGATGGCAAAAACGTCTCAACCGCAATTCCTGACAGCTCAATCAGTTCGCCAAACCCAATTCCAAGCGGAATGTTTTCAATACTGAACCGCAGCATCGCACCTTCAGTGTTTGGATCGGGGATGTTTTCCCATCCAGTGACGAAGACGCCAGCAAGCTCTACAAGCGAATCAATCTGTTCATCAAACGATTTGTCTTTGACGTTTGCACATGACACGATCTGTTTCGATTGTGGAATGTTTGGTACTCGACAAATCAAAACCGGCCGCTTGTCGCCTAGTGATTCTTCACCAAGTGCTACGCGGACGATATCGCCGGGCCTTAAACTTCGTTTCGCCATTTGTTTGTGATCAATCAAAAGTGATAGTGAGTTCTGTATCTGCAGAACTGCCCGCAGTACACAGCCAGGTCAGATCGTCGGTCAGCATGTCGCTTCGATTGCCCTGCTGCTTGTTCTCCAATTGAGCCTCTGGGGCTGCAATCGTGATCGATGTTCCAGACGCTCCGATTTGCAACGAGAACGCTTCTGGGGTACTGGTGAGCCACTTAGCATCGCGATCTTGCGTTGCCACGAGCACCGACTCTGGATCTGCCGTGATGACCGGGGCACGATTCGTGACAATGGCAGACACGTACCCGCTGCGATCGGATGCGTTGACGCATTCCCGCATAATGACGGAGTTGCCAGCGTCGATTTCGACTGAACTGGTACAGAGTGCAACTGAGTTCCATGTCAACGCACCGGCCGCAACTCGCAGCGGAAGAACGCTCGGATATGTCGGCGAAAGAATTGCCGTGTCGGTTTCGTTGCTGGAGTATTTGCCAGTGAACGTAAACTCGATCATTGCCGCCTTGCCGGTCTCTGCGATGATCTTCCATGTTCCCATTGCGCCCGACAGCAGTTGACGCTTTCCGTCCTTGTAGTGGCCAATTGTAAGCGTCTTGACAGTTCCCGCCGCACTTGGCCCCGCTGTTACTGGAGAGAACACACCCGCTGTTTCAACCCAGCCGCAGGCTGGCAGCAATACGGACGCCCATGACGGGATGTCGGTGCCGTTGTAGCTCATCCCAAATCGAACCGTGCATGTGCCCTGCATTCCCTCGGGAATTCCCGGAAGATAGTTAAACCCTCCCTGGCCTTCACGTCGTGTTACCGCGACGCTCGGCTGAATGTCAAACCCTTCCGCATTGAATGCGGCTTCTGTTCCCGTGAGTGATTCAGCAGTCCCAACAGTGGCCTCAACCTTGGCAGCGAATACGGCTTTGCGTCTGAGCAGTGGCATTGTGTTTTCCTATTTCGACACGAGCCCTTCAGCCCGAAGAATGTTGAGTTTGATTCGTCGTTCCATCTGCTTTCGCAGCTCGTCGTTGATTCGCTTGATTTGCGGCTTCGTGAACTTGTTCTTGACGTATGCCCCGAACGCCGAGACGCCTCGAATATGAATGATTGGCAGCCGCTCCTTGCCGACCCTGCGGAACGCATTGCCACGCCACTTCACATTCATCACGCCCGGTTTCGGGCCTTGAAATGCTCCCTCGACTCGATTCCGTCCACCTTGTTTTGAGATCTTGAACGAGACGCCTTTTTTGTCCTGCCGTGCTCCGAAGTGTCTGAGCCCGAGTCGCCTTGTCTTTGCGATGCTGACTGTTGTGTTTGGCTGCTCCGCTGTGGCTTTTGCCTGAATCTTTAACGGGGCTTCAGACTCTTTTTTCTTGATCGCAATTACGCTCCGAACGTCTCGCCCGATGTCCAGTTTGGTTTTTTTTGCAACCGCGTTAATTGCCGCTGCCAGTTCTCGACCGAATTTCTTTTTGGCCTTGCCAACCGACTCACGCAACCGCGTTAACTGCTTTGCGTCGATGTCAATGGCTATCATGCTCGCACCGCGTATAAATCACCTTCCGTCACTCGATATGTCACCATCAGCGGAATTGCAATGCCGTCATATCCTCCGTCTGATGTTGCGGTCTGCTGTGCTCCGAGATCTGCAAGAATTGCAAGCTCTCCAAACGTATGCCACGTTGCTGGATCGTTCACAATTGCTTTGTGAATCTCTGATTCCATGACATCTTCGTACACCTCGACTGGCGTTGTGTCTTTTTCACTTGGCGCGATGTGAACACGAATCAGAAATGTTTGCTGATAACCGACTGCTGGCGGATTTCCCGGACAGTCGATATCTGGAACCCTTACAACTTCGCCGCGAGTCAAAACAATCAGGCCGTGTCGTGGTGTGTATGTCGCCAGCTTTGTCGGCCTGACGACATCGACAAACGAATATGCACCAGCACTGCCTGACACTAACGCTTGGAGCCGTGCAAAGATCTCATCTGCGATTCGCGAGACAACTGGAGTTTGAAGCGTCACCGACATATAAGCACCAGCATTCCCTCATCATGTTCCGACAGCAACTGCACAGAACGTTTTGTTGCTGTTTCGCCAATTCGCACAGCTAGCTTGATCATGTCGCCGCCGGTGTTCAGTTCCTCGCTGCTAATGCCTGTTGTGGAACTGTTGGCAACTCGAACCTCGAACTCTGGCACGATTTGCTCATCCGGCCCAAACGTCGAAACCTGATTGCGAGTGACAACGGCCCAAATCGTTCTTGGAGTTGCGGGCGTCCCGAACCGATGCGGATAGTATGTCACCTGCTCCCGGAAGTGACCTTCCTGCAGAAACACGCCAGCCGCATCAGTTACGATCCGTTCCGCTAAGCTCATTACGATCGCCGTGACAGAATTTTGATGTAGTCCATTGTGAACACATCAGCGTTAGTATTTGCAGCCTTTTGCAACTGAATCATTGGCTGCACGCTGCCAGTGTATGCACTCATGTCAAACGTCGTTGATGCCGCGACTCTCACGCCATCGATGTAGAACTTGACGTTTGACTTTCCGCCGCTGAAGTCGATAACGAATTCTTTGTACGTCGTTCCCAGTGCCACACCGGATGATATGTCGTTCTTGTCGGTCGTTCCGTCGTCGGTTTCGCAATAAACCAGCGTCGTGCTGTTTGCGCCTTCCATGCGAAACCATGCACTTTCA